CGCCTTCTCCAAATTGTCGAAATGTTGTCGTGCTTCTCCGGTATTAACACCAGCGGATTTGAGGGTGTCCTCCATCCAGTTTAGGTATTCTGCGGTTATAACATCACTGTATTCACTCTTTGCGTAGTTCATTTTGTCATCATCCTCTTTTTCTTCGTCTTTATCTTTAGCGGCGAATGGGTTTTTGGATTCTTCTTTTTCCTCTTTGGGTTCGGAATCATCCTTTTTATCGTTCATATGTTCCTTCAAGCCCGGTGGCATTTCGCCTTTTTCCATTGCGTCAAGTCGTGCTTCAAGTCTGCTCATTACATTATTCAAATCATTTTCTGTTGTCATGTTGGTGTCCTCCTTTAAAATACGAAACTGTGCTTCGGGGTTAATTCCTTTTTCACATATCGTAATTTCGTGCAGTTCCATTTTACTAATTTCTTGGTAGTCTCCATGTTCTCCATCCGATTTACGCACTCTCTTGAATGCTTGTCCACCAATGGAGAATCCTTGCAGGTTTCCTTTACGGATTTCTGCGGCCACTTCACGAGCCTTTTCAATGTCGTTGCGAAGTGAAACAACGACAAACATACCAGCATCATCAACTTCGGATTTCCACATCCGACCATTTGAATCCACATAGGAGTCAATAACTTCTCCAACTTGAATGTTTGAGTGAGCGAGTTGTACATTACGGAACTTGTCACTCTTCATGAACCCGCTAAATGCATCCTTTAGTGCTGAACGGGTAATAAGGTCGCCTTGCTTGTCCACCAGTTCAACTGATGCGTAGCCAGCGATAACCATATCGGAACTGCCCTTGATGAGAGCAATGCCGGATGTAGGTCGCTTTAGGGACAACATTACCCTCCGATTCATTGTCATGGTATATAGAATGTTTCTTTCACACTGAAAGAGTTGGAGTGCCATCTTCGTCGTCTAAAACGATAGACTCGTCTGCATCTGTTTTCATTTCAACATGAGTAATCGGTTTTTTCTTTTTATCGCCCGAATCCGCTTCTTTTTCCTTTTCATCCGGTCTTACTTTACCATCATAATCGGGTAAGTTGCTTTCTTCTGTCAACCTTGTAGGTCCACTTGGTGATTCTATCGGAGTAGCCATATCAATACCCAAACCCTTTGGTCCTGTCCAAGTTAATTTTTCTTTAGCAAGTTGGTCTAACGCCCTACTAATTACTTCAAGTGCTTTTTTAGTAGATGGTTTAAGAAGTCGATTTTCGTCTTCTTCGTCAAGTACACCTGCTGACTGTCTGTCTTGTCTTTCACGACTTGGAGGTTTTTCCTCCATCATATCCATTTTTACAAGATGCCCCTCTAACATAAGAGGGGCAAGAGTATGCCAATAAGGATGAAGGCTTTCAGCAAGCGTCAATGAATAATTTGATTTTGTTAAATCACCTAAAGCAGAAGATGGATTATGTATGTACCAGTAATCATCCATACGAGTAACTTGGTACGATACTGTATCTACACCTTTGAGTATTACTTGTAATACACCATCATTGTATTCTAAATCATGCGGGATAAGTATAGGTGCAAAAGATTTTGTCATTAAATCAAGAGATTCAGCACTGGCCGCACCTTCACCTTCACCTTCACTTTCTATTTCACGCACTTGTACATTGAAGACATCACGGTTTTTTCTACGCTTCTTCGTAACACCTGTAACGGTTGCCCTCACTATGTCTCCAACTTTGAATACTCTTTGCTGTCTGTGTGCTGTACCTACATCCATAAAGAATTGACCTTTGTGTTCTATGGCTCGATTACCTAATGATTCACCATCAAGAATTGGACCCGCACCTAACTGATATGTGTATGGCCCTTTGCCTCGACGGTCAAGAACAATAAAATTAAAGTCACGACTTTCACGCAATAACAACCACTTAGGATGACGACGCTCACCTTTCATGTATGTGGATTTGTTATCTCTCAACAATACTATATCATGTTCTTTTTGTAGAATCTCAACAGCCTCTTCAAGACCCTCATCATCGGTCATTTTTGTATCATGTGGACCCGGTATTATCACATTTTCATGACTATCAAATTGCCCTCTTAGTACTTTCATGCGCTCATGCAGTAGCATTTCTGCAACATTAGTATCATCATAATTGATAATATCAATTATGTTTAATTCTTCTTCACCTACGATACCATCAATAACAAAGTTGTTATCATTTAATTCAGCAAGACTTTCTTTGAATGCCTTCTTTAATCCAACTTTACGCCCGTTTTCATCGTAAGTAACAATCTCATTATCATTCTGTACTATGATAACCCGTTTACCGTCATACCACTTACTTACTACCCATGAGCCACTAAAACCTCGTAAATGCTCAAGGTCACTTAAATCAAATATACGGTGCATTGGTCTAATTGGTGGAACCCATTCAGCATCGTCGGCTTTAGTCAATAACACATCGGGATTCAAAAGTGATGTAATATAATCACTCATCTCACTCAAGTTAAGTGCTGTTGGATTATCTTGTCCTATGGTTTTCGAGGTTTCTGTATCGTACTGCATAAAAGGCGGTATAGGGTTTTGATGCGGTGGTAGTGTTCCCAGTAATTGTTTTGTCATATCCGTACCATGAAGTTCTTCTAATGCACCTTGCCAAGTATTATGAAACAATTGAGGTTCAAGGTATGTACCTATCAGTGGTTGTCCTTGAGCGTCAAACTCAAAACCAACAGAAGGATTTTGAGGAACAGCAGAAGAGTGAACTACATCAGCACCAGTGTGTGTAGGCATAATACCAAATGTAGAAGGGTTGACTCCACCTATAGGAACTGGTTCGCTATTGATACCTACAGTTCTTACAGTTTCTTGAATAGGTGTCATGTTGTCATCATTAACTGCATCAATATCTAAACTGACAATACTATCAAGGCGATTTTTTGTTCTTCGTGTGTATGGTTTTTTACCACCTTTACCAGCACCTAATCTATTATGAACATCGAGTTTACCACCGGCTGGATAAAAACTTAAACCGTTATTTGTCATGTTTTGCCCAAACTGACTTGTTTCAAAATAATTAGTTGCTCTCCCAACTGTGTTGTGTATAGGATGTGCTTTCCAATTAGTATGTCTACCTTGAGCGTTGTCAATAGCAAAATGTAAATTATTTTCTTCATAGTCTTGTCCAAATTGTTCATCACCATGAAGTTGATGAAGTGAAAATTTATCATCAAAATTACCACTCGTCATTAACTGTCCGACAGTCGCAACACGCAATGGTACTTCTCTCGCATTCGACTCGTTAATTATCGCTTGTACATGCGCTCTCAAGCGTGATTTTTGTTCACTTGTTTTACCTTCTAAGCCCATCCCTTCTAAAACTTCATCCGGTGTCATGTTACCGTTTAACTCAAAACTGTTGTCGAGCATATGACTCATTACATCACGATGAAATCCCTTTTGTTTAGGTTTAACAATTTTAGTCTCATCTGCCATGCGATACACAGGTGCTTTGATACCATGTACACTGTGGTCTGCTCTTGCAAGCCATCGTTCAGCGTCATACATCAAACGATTATGATTTGCTAAAAACTTCTCCGGGTCATTGATATCAAAATGATTTGGGTCGTGTTCTATTATTTTTGGATAAAGTAATTTGGCGGCTTCAAGCACAGCATTACGACTGTTTTTTGCAATATTATCCGTAAGACCGGCATCTGTTTTCCACCAAGTACCTGCTTTACCAAGTACAGACTCGGTTGAACGGCGTTGTATTTTATTCAATTCTATTTGACTTGCTTGTAATTCTTCTTGTAACGCTTTTACCTGTTCGGGTGATTCCATGTATTGTATCATTTCAGTAATGGCATCTAATCGTTCAGTTAATTCTCTTTCTTTTTCCATTGCAGGTAACATACCGCCAAACTTCAATGCGGTGTCAATAGTCCTTGTAGTAAATGCAGTGTCTTCTGTAGGTTTTATAGAAGTCTTACCGGTTTGTGTTTTGGCTTTTGCTTCTTCACCTTTTTGCCTTCGTAATTCAAATTCAAAACTGTTCAGCCATTCTTTAAGTCCATCCATATCCCCATCATTTAGGAAAGAACCTTCTTGTTCCATACGATGTTTAATGTCAGCGTACATCGGGTCTTCTTCTGTTAAATTACTAATGTGATTAAAAATTCGATTAGGAGAATTAACCCCTGTTTCTTTTGCTATTGCTGTTAAAATACGCAAGGCTTTTGCGCTGGCTGGTGAGTCAATATAGTTTTTAACATTACCAAAATTTGGTTGTTTAGCACCCCAACCCATAAAATCCATGTAATCCTCATGGTCTACACCAAAACTCACTGGTATATTACCACTCATTAAATCCTTCAATGCTTGTACAGAAGGCTTTTGTGGTTTATGTGGGTCAAGAGTGTGACCTAACATTGTTTTTCGCCAATGTTGTTTTCTTGCCTTTTCCAGCATAGGAGTGTCGGATGTGTTTGCACCGTACATAGATTCGGGTTGAACTTTAAGCATAGGATTGTGTGCAATTAAGGGACTCATATGCCTTAAACCGCCTTTCTTTTCTTCTGTGGTCATAGTACGAAGTGCATGAAGATATTGTGGGTTAAATGTTGATTTGTGTAAAGTCCAATTGTGTTTGTCCCCTCGCCCTTTTTTCAATACTGTATTTACATTTACAGGTGAAAACATGTTTTGTAATAATTCAGCATCATTAAATCTCCTAAACATAGTATAGGTTTTGTCTCCTTTTTTATTACCAACTTGTTCGGCATAACCGATAGGTCTTGCTTTTTCGGAACCAAAGTGCATACCTAAAGCCATGTTTAATGAATTGGGATGTAACACTATTTGATTACCGTCTAATTCAAACAAACTTGAAGTAGCGGGAAATGACATATTTTTTGGCTTTTGTTCAAACGGAGTTGGTACATGTAAGGTGTCTTCTGTCTGCGCTCCACCTGTAATGTCTACAGGTTCATTACTTGCTATATTTGCATACGCTTGTTCAATTTTTTCTTTTTCTGTTAATTCATCTTCATTATGAGAAGGACTGTGAATAACTTCATTGTATGCGGCCAAAGTCATATCAGCACCACCAACTTGAGCAAAAGGGTTACTCCAAAACTTTGCTGGTCCTACGGTGTGATTACCACCTTTGTCGAATTGCCAATGTGGGGGTTTTTCTTCATCGGGATGAGGACCATGCGGAGATTGTAAAAACGCAAGGTCTGTAGCGATGTCTTTTCTTTTTGATAGTAAAGTACCCCTTTGCATTGCTTCACTTTCCATATCTTCTAAATGGTGAAGCGGGATTATAGGACCATCCATCTCTCCGTAAATAGGGTGATTAAGAAGTGGCTTTCGTGTTTTTGGGTCATAACCTGCAAGAAATAAAACATCCTCCATCGGCATACGAGTTAGTTCGGGGTCCGTAATTTTTCTTTTTTTGTAATGTCTTCTAACACCTGCTTGTAATTCCTTTAAACCGTATTTTTCTTGTGGTGCAACTGAATGTAAATCAAGTCTTGGTAACACATTGAACTTTTCACCAACATCATCTTCTATACCGTGTGTGTTGTGTAATTCATCTATAATATAATCTGCTATAGTTCTACCATTTATATCATAAGAGTGTGCCGCTTTACCAATAGCAGGTTGAATAAAACGATTTTCTTCTTGTTTGTAGTCTGTTTCATTACTTTCTTGATACAAATGAGCATTTGGACCAAAATGCCCACCTTCTCTTACCGCCCAATTCATTTCCGGTGTACGACGCATTAAGTTATTCCAAACTAATCGAGCAGAAGGGATATGTTCTCCGTTTGGTAATTTAATATCATTATGTTCATCAACTCCTTTTTCATGAATATGGCGCATAACAGCAGTTCTTTCTTCGGGATTTAACCATTCAAGACCAAGGTGATACCCCTCTTGTCCTAATCCTACAGCGTGTTTATCACCGTTTTCATCTACAACATATCCGCCACTTTGCCACTGCTTTGCTCTTTGATTAAAATGGTCTACTCGTAAACGATTTTCAGTTTCTTCTGCTGAACGACCATCAGCAAGATACTGGTCTTTCAATTCACTGTTAAGTTTATTCCAGCGTTGAAAATCACGCTCATACAATTCATGTTGATGTGATACATTAGACTTGAAAGTTCTTAGGGAACCGAGGATTTTTTTACCGTTATACCCAAAAACCAATGGACTTTTTTTCGCTTCTAAATACCTGTGAAATTGTTTTTCCATCTCCATTTCTTCTTTAGAATGCCCGTTAAAAATATGACTTCGTAAAAGTTCTACATAAGCAGCATTACCACTTGTAATGTCCATTTTTAAAAGTGGGTGATTAGTATGGTGAAAAGGAAAATTATGTTCTCGATACGGGTGAGATGCAGTAGGTACATACCGAGGCCATACAGCGTGAGATTCTCTTACATTATCTGCACCCGCTAAACGGTCTTTCCAAACATGGTCTGTTGGTTCACCATGTGTATGATGATGTGCAAGAAGAAAACCCGGACCTTCTTTGTATGAAGGTAGTTTTTCTACTTTTGTGGCTTTATCTTCTTCTTCTTTTTGAATTAGTTCAGCCGTGTATTTTAACGACCTTGAAAGTGTATCTGTAGGTGCTTTGTTAAGAGACTCCCAAGCAATAATGTATTCAGCCGCATTAAACGCTAAGTCGTTACCATCTGCTAGTGAAAGCAGTAGTTCATCTTTAGCAAAGTTAAATTGTTCTGCTACCATGTTTTCACCGCCTCATGAAAGCGGTTGAAACTTCGGACAAGCAAAAACATCCATTCCATCATGCAGATTGCAACCGCTACGAATACTACCACCACATGTTCGACATGCGATAGGTGCGCCACCTTCACTTGCCTCACGCATTGATGCGGTAGGATTTGCTTTTTTGATGGCTATTTTTGACATGCTACCACATCAATATCTTCGTTCAGTTCCGCCTTCTGCATCCTCTCTTTCAGCACCAGTTCCAGCATGAGGATTCATACGACCGCCAAGTTTCGCCATGTCAACCTTTTTGTCATGTTTATCTCGCTTCGGTTTACCATCTTCATATTCAATAGTGTTACCGTTGGTAGTATAGTAAGAGGTCTTAGTTTGCCCACCGGATTCAGTAACCAAGTGTGGATTGATGTCAGTGATTTTTTCCTTTGGGAGTGGTTTTGGGTCAGCCAAAGGGTCAGCCTTTTCCATTTTCCCTCCACAGCCCATCTTCATACAGTTACCCATTTTATTCATTTTACCGCCCTTACATTTTGGGCAATCGTCTGCTTTTTCAAGTGTTTCTATACGGGTGTTCAATTGTTGTGCTTTTTCAAGCATATGTTTTACTTCGTAACTAATTGGTTCAAATCTTGGCTTCATGTTTACACCTCGGTTTCTTTTGCTGTTTGGGCCATCTCGTGAATATCCTCCCAAGACATATTGTGGAATTCTTCATTTGTCTGTGGGACAGAAGAGTTTACCCCCTTCATAATCGAATCATCATTCATGTCATTTCGGAATGCATCATTCATGACATTTTCTGTAAGGGGAGTGGTCGCTTTAACCAACCCCATTTTCTTTAACATTTGAGTTGGATTTGAAAGCATTTTTTGAAGACGCATGTTTTCTCTTTTAAGAGAGTCAAGGTC